ATGGTATATATGATCCCGAAGTAAGTGTCGTCCTGAGCAGGATTGTCTTTTACAGGATAGCCCAGGCCATCATGTAATTTAAGTGTGGAATTCAGTATGCTTATGATCGGATGATGCGCTTCGCGGCCGAGTTCGGCATGTCACCAAGCTCTAGAAGCAAGGCTACGCCAAGTGAAAATCAACTAACGCTTGAAGGTTTTGAGAAGCCGGAAGTAGTTAAATCAGGATGGAACGCCCTTTAGGTTATTACGTTGATGCTGCTGTTGACTATGCGCAAGGTGTTTTGGATGGAAAAATACCTGCGTGCAAATGGGTCAAAGCAGCATGCCGTCGCCAGCTGGATGATTTAGACAAATATAAGAGTTCCAGCGCCTACCCTTACAAGTGGGATATTTCGAAAGCAGAACATATTTGTAGATTTATCGAACTCTTGCCGCATGTAAAAGGCCGGTGGTGTGGAGAAAAAATAAATCTTGAAGCATGGCAGATATTTATTCTGACAACAATTTTTGGATGGTTTAGGAAGGAAGACGGATATCGAAGATTCAGAACTGTATACATTGAAGTCCCTAGGAAGAATGCAAAGAGCACGCTGACCAGCGGCGTATCGCTCTACATGCTCACAGCCGATGATGAGCCTGGTTCAGAAATTTATTCCTCGGCGACAACACGCAATCAAGCCAGGATCGTATTTGATACGTCGCTTGCCATGGCGATCAAAGAAAGCGGATTTAGAAAACGCTACGGGGTTGTCGTCCTTCAGCATAGTATTTACGAGACAATTAATGGCGGGAAATATGTTTCATTATCTGCAGAAGGATCAACACTAGACGGCCTGAATATACATTTCGCAAGCGTCGATGAATTGCATGCTCACAAAACCAGAGACGTATTTGATGTAATAGAAACCGGAACAGGGGCGCGAAGCCAACCGCTAGTGTGGTGCATAACCACCGCCGGAGCGGATACAAGCGGAATATGCTACGAACAGCGCACTTATGTCACAAGCATACTGAATTCCACACTTAAATTACATGATGGCCTGGGCTATCCTGTAAAAGGCAATCCTGCTCAGGACGACACTTACTTCGGGATCATATATACCATTGATGACGGGGATGCCTGGAAGGATCAGTTGGTATGGAGGAAGTCGAATCCTAATTTGGATGTGTCGGTATACCGCGATGACATGGAGCGTCTTGCGGATAAAGCAACAAAGCTATCAACTGCGAGAAATAATTTCTTGACCAAGCGCATGAATGTCTGGGTGACTTCTGCGGAATCTTGGATGGACATGTTGAAATGGGAATCATGCTGCGATGCCTCTCTAGATATATCAGATTTTCATGGCGAGGAATGCTGGATAGGGATGGATCTAGCGGAGAAAAAAGACTTTGCTGCAACAGTAAAAGTATTCTGGCGTGGAGGGAGTCTTTATGTATTTCCACTTTTATACTTAAACGATACTGCGATAGAGGAATCTGAGAACAGTCAATATATTGGCTGGCGAGATGATGGATACATCATCGGGAATGAAGGTGATGTGACCGACTTTGACCAGATAAAGAATGATCTTGTTGAGTCTGATGGGTTATTTGATTTATGTGAAATACCTTTCGATCCGGCACTTTCGAGATATTTTGCAACAAAACTAATCAATGAACACTCACTACCGCTCGTTGAGATAAAACAAAACGGATTGACGTTCACGTCGGCCGTAACCGAACTTGAGAACCTTGTGCTCGAAAAGAAATTGGTTGTCTCTTACAACCCGGCATTTAACTGGATGATTGGAAATGTTGTTGTGAAAGAATCCAAATTCACAGGGCTCAAGCATCCAACAAAAGATAAGGCATCCCAAAAAATAGACGGTCCGATCGCGCTTCTTACAGCACTATCGAGGGCTATGACTGGCGATCGCAATCAAAAAATCATAGAACAAGGCTTTGTATCCCTGTGAATATTGCTGAAACCGATGCACCGTTGTCGAACAAAGGCAGCGTAATTCTTGCAAAGTTCATGGCCGATCGCCAGGCGCAGCGCAACCAAAATCAACTGGGCATCCGGAATTCAACCACAGATTCAGTGCTGGTTCGTAGCGGGGATCCACAAGTAATAGAATTATTAGGTGGCATGCCCGCATCATCCGGATACGCGGTGACGGAAGCCACCGCCATGCGCGTGGCTGCTGTAGCGGCCTGCGTGCAACTGATCGGAGGCACGATCGCCAGCCTGCCATTGTCGGAGTACGAAGAAACGCAGCATGGCAGAAATAAAATAAAAACGAAGCTACACCGGCTGCTCAATTTGGAACCATGCCAAGCATGGACCGCGGCCAGCATGACAGACCGCTGGATAAGATCGATCGCGTTTCGTGGCGATGCGTTTTCCAGAATTATTCGTGACAGAATGGGTGAACCGATAAAAATAATTCCGCTTCATCCGGATAGAGTCAGAGTGATAGTGACTGATGATGCAGATATTTCTTATGCTTATCAGCCAAGAAATGGGAACCCTATCGGAATCCATTCAGACGACATGCTGCATATTCCTGGCTTCGGATATGACGGAGACACCGGCCGCGCTAAATCAATCATCCATCATGCCGCGCATCAATCAATCGGTATCGCCCTGGCCGCCGATGATTTTAGTGGTCAGTTTTTCAAAAACAGCGGCATGCAGAAACATGTGATCAAGACAGATAACAAGATGGATTCTGACTTGATTGATAAGCTCCGGAACGAATACATAAAAAAATATGGTGGCGGCGATAACGTTGGTGTACCAATGATTCTGACTGAAGGGCTTGATCTTAAAGAAATAAGCCTTTCTTCAGCCGATGTTGAATTGCTGGATAGTCGAAAGTATCAGGTCATCGATATCGCCAGAGCATTCGGCGTGCCGCCTGTGATGATCGGAGCGAACGACACGACATCAAGTTGGGGAACCGGCATAGAACAGATCACGTTAGGCTTTGTAAAATTCATCCTGCAAGCCTACCTGATAAAGATCGAGCAAGAACTCAACCGGAAATTTTTCCCGAATGACGACAAGTTTGTTGAATACAACTTGCAAGGATTGCTGAAAGGCGACTCCGAATCAGAATCAAAATATCTGCGTGAAATGCTCGGTGGATCTCAAGGACCGGGACTCATGAAGCTGAACGAAGTCCGGGCAATTAAAAATCTACCCAAACTAAGTGTTGAAGAAGGCGGCGAGAAAATCTATGAACCAAAGGGCAAATCCAATGAAAGTACAAAGAAAACTGATGCAACTGCTTCAGGCCAACCATCGAGAATCCGCAGGGGACCTGCGGGTAGATAATCAAGCTGATTCTGTCACCATCTTCCTCTATGGCGTGATTGACGAGTATTTTGGTGTATCCGCTCATTCGTTGGCGGTAGAGCTAGAGAATCATCGCGACAAAGCGGTCACGCTACGCATCAATTCACCAGGGGGCGACGTGTTCGATGGACGTGCCATGTATGCGGCCATCCGTCAGCACGGCAACGTAACAGCACAAATCGACGGCCTAGCAGCCAGCGCAGCCACCTATGTCGCAATGGCGGCGAAATCCATCAGCATGGTCGATGGCGGATTCATGATGATCCACAACGCATGGACCCTGGCATTCGGCAACAAAAATGATTTTATAGAATTAGCCGATTTGCTCGGTAAATTCGACGAATCTATTATCAATGATTACATCAAAAAAACCGGCAAATCCAAAGAAGAGATAGCAACCATGATGGATGCCGAGACCTGGATGAATGCGTCAGAAGCCAAGGACATGGGTTTTGTTGATGCAATATTCGATGGTGATGTTGAATCAGAAGGCCAGCTGGCCAGCAACGGATGGGACCTGTCTGCATTCGATAACACGCCCAAGGCGCTGACAGAGCCGAAACAAGAACCGCAGAATGACACCTGGATGCGTAAGCGAGCCTTGGCCGAGAGGCGCATGAGGATATTAAGCGCGTGCAGTAACTAAAACAACGTTTTATTTTGTACCTATCACCCGCGCAAGCGGGTTTTTTATTTTATACAGGAGAAAAACCCATGAATCACGGAAGCATCCAAGCCTTGCGCGAGGCAAGAAACGACATCTCAAGGAAAGCGAACAATCTGCTTGCTGATAAAGGCGACAAGCTGTGGAGCCCGGAGGATCAGAAAGCATTTGATGGTTTCGCCGACGAAATGGAAAGATTGGATAAGCAAATTCTGAGCGTGCAAAGAATGCTCGATGCACAGGCCCAAGAATCATTCGCAGATGCTCAAGTGCTGGATGATAACAAAGCGAACAACGAAAGCCGCAAGCTATACGCAAAAGTGCTGGCTCAAGGTGTTCACTCGTTAAATGCGGAAGAGCGCATGAAAATACAAAACACAATGAGCACCACAACCACTACAGAAGGCGGTTACACCGTGCAAAGTGAAGTGGCCAGCGAATTGATCAGCGCGGTGAAGGACTACTCCGGCATGCGCATGGTTGCCGGTAGCATCCAGACTGGCAGCGGTAACCCATTGTCGTATCCAACCAGCGATGGCACGGCGGAAGAAGGCGAATGGATTGGCGAGAACACCACGGCGACTGATCTGGATATCACATTCGGCACTGTCGGACTGAACGTATTCAAGGCGAGCAGCAAAGTGATCACCATTCCGTTCGAATTGCTGCAAGATAGCCAAATTGATATCGTTGGGCTGATTAATCAGCGCTTTGCCGACCGCATCGGTAGAACGATGAATAAAGGATTTACAATCGGAACCGGAACAGGACAACCGAATGGCTGCGTGACAGCTTCGTCGGTCGGAAAAACCGGGACCACTGGGCAGACATTGACAGTTACTTATGATGACCTGGTTGATTTGATAGATTCCGTCGATGTCGGTTACGACGATGGCAGCCTGAAATTCATGTTCGGACAGCCAATTCGCAAAGTATTACGCAAGATCAAAGACACATCAGGACGTCCGATCTGGACGCCGTCGTATGACGCTGGTATCTCGAATCGATCACCCGATCAGCTGCTCGGCTACGACACGCAGTTGAACAATCATATGCCGGTACCGGCAGCAAACGCCAAATCAATCGCATTTGGTCAATTCAAAAAATATGTGATTCGCGATGTTATGCAATTGACGCTGTTCCGTTTTGACGACAGCGCGTTTGCTAAAAAAGGCCAAGTCGGTTTCCTGGCCTGGATGCGCGCAGGTGGTAACCTGGTTGATGTGTCCGCATTGAAGCTATACCAGCATAGCGCTACTTAATACTCACTGCTATCAGCATGGGCGCATACCTTGTTTGGTATGCGCCTATTTTATTGGTTGAATTTATTAGATGGAGAAGCAATGGCTAAGAAAAATACACAACCAAGCATCATGCAAGCGCGGGTTCTTGGAGGATTCATTCTCGATGGTGTCCAATACAACCCGGACGATATCATTGAAGCTAACCATGAAATGATCAAGCAATTAGGATCATCGGTTGATGCGAACGCATCGGCAGTAGAACATTGCCGCGGCATGAAAAACGCAGTCATCAAGAAGCATGAATCGAAACAACCAGACCCGGAAGAATCAGGAGAAGTCGAAGATCCGGAATCTGAAGAAGGCAAAGAACCGGAGTCTGAAGAAAAATCAGATCCAGATCAACCGGTAAATTAATACACCATGCCGGAAAAAATCATCACCGCACCATCCACCGAGCCGATCACGCTCGATGAAGCAAAGGCACAATTGAGATGGACGAACAATGCTGAAGATGCATTGATCAGCTTTTATATCTCAGTAGCGCGTGATCTGTGCGAAATGGAAACTGGCCGGGCCTTGACCGTCCAAACATGGGAACAGTCGCGCTGTGGATTCGCGGATGAGATGATGCTTGGTCGCGCACCGGTTGCCAGCATTGCCAGCATAAAATACACGGACTCGAATGGCGTAGAACAGACGTTGGCGAGTACCGAATATGTGCTGGACAATTCGAGCGATTCTATCGCGCGCGTCGTTCTCGCACCAAACAAATCATGGCCGGCGGTTTATGCGGGGATCAACACCGTGCGCATCCGCTATGTAGCAGGTTATGCCAGTGCTGATGCAGTTCCTCCGGTGCTTAGGCAGTGGATGTTATTACAAATCACCCATTGGTTCAAAAATCGGCAATCGGTCGAAGTCGGAAACGTTGTCAACGAATTCCCTTTCGTCAAGAACCTGCTAAACGCATACCGTATCTATAGTTTATAAATGTCCCAAAAAATCAACCACAAGCGCGGAGCGACGTTCAGCTATTCGGGACTGGTCACATTGCCTACAGGCACATGGACTGCAAGCTGCGACCTGGACAATCCTGTTGGCGTCAAGGTGTCTGATACCACGGTCACCTTATCAGTGCTCGGCTCACCGGGGGTTAATGGCGAGACGCATTCGATCCTGATCGAGGTAGCCGCCAGCACTACGGCAACCTGGCCGGTCGGGACATTAAGCGGGGACATCCGTTTTCAGGACAACGCTGGCGTGATTGTCTTCACCAGCACTTTTTATATTAGCGTGACCAAAGGAATCACCGATGCCAGCTAATATCCAGATCACGTTAGTACCCAAATACCCGGTATCGATCCAGTTGTCAGGTGACAGCGGAACACTTAACTTCTCAACGGCTGAATCGATCTCCGTTGAACTGTCCCCAATCCTGCGTGGACTGCCCGGTAGTGCCGGATCAAGATATACGCACACACAATCATCAGCATCCGCCATCTGGACGGTTGCGCACAATCTGAATTCAAAACCTGCAGTCATGGTTGCGGATCATCTGGATCGGCAAATATTCCCGGATATTGAGTGGATTGATAACAATATCGTGCGCGTGACGCATGGCTCTGCCATTACCGGATCAGTTTATTGTAATTAAATAGGGAATAACATGAAAATAACCAATCATCTGGATGCCAACGGTTTCAAGGTACAGAACCTCAGCGAACCAGCATCTGCCCAGGATGCCGCCACAAAATCCTATGTAGACGCAACAGCACAGGGCTACAAGTGGAAAGATCCCGTTAGAGCGGCCACCACGGCAAACATTACACTTTCCGGAGCACAAACAATCGACGGCGTGTCGGTTATTGCTGGCGACCGTGTGTTGGTTAAAAACCAGAGCACAGGCAGCGCAAACGGCATCTACGTAGCGGCTGCAGGGTCATGGGCACGGGCAAGTGATTTCGACGTCAGTGCAGAGCTGTTGGGATCTTCTTGTTTTGTTAGCGAGGGCACGACAAACGGAAATTCAGTATGGGTGCTCACTACTGATGGACCGATCACGCTAGGAACAACCGGCTTAACGTTTATACAAACTAATGGCGGTTCCAGCTACACGGCTGGCACGGGGATATCCATTGGTGGCGGTGTAATCTCGATTGACACGGCCGTGGTCGCAAGGAAATCATCAGCCGCCATCGGTGATGGGTCAAGCACAACACTTACATTTACCCACAATCTTAACACTCAAGATGTTGCAGTCAGCGTTTATGATGCGGCGACCAGAACCGGGGTGATTTGTGATTGGGTGGCCAATGGCGTCAATACCGTTCAGCTGACTTTTGGCACAGCGCCAACCAGCGGTCAATATAGAGTCACTGTGGTCGGATAATGAAGGTACTCACCCCATTCGATGTTGATGGATTCTCAGTCGTCAGGAAGAAAGTATCTCGCTGGACTCCGGCCGGAAACGGAACGGCTATCACCGCTGATGGCGCTCTGGGCATTGCGGTCTCCGGGACAGCAACGGCAGCAAACGTGGCTGCGACCAACACGCACACCGCGCTACGGCGCATTGATTATCTAGTTACTGCCCCGGCAACAAATGCAGTTGCCGGATTTCGCATCAGCGCAGGGAATCAGTTTTGGCGCGGTAATGTCGCGGGTCTTGGTGGATTTAACTATCTTTGTCAATGGGGGCCGTCTGAGGGGGTGGCGACATCAACCACCAGGGCATTTGTCGGGATGAGCGCACTAACTGCCGGCCCCACCGACGTCGAGCCATCGAGTTTGGTCACCATGATCGGGATGGGATGGGATGCTGCCGACACTAATATTCAGCTTATGAGAAACGACGGAACCGGCACAGCCACGAAGATTGACCTCGGCGCAAACTTCCCAGTCCCAACCGCAGACAGAACTGAGGCTTATGAGTTGCGGCTGTATTGCGAGCCAAACGGCTCATCAATAGATTGGCAAGTGACCGACCTTGGCACCAACGATGTCGCATCAGGATCTGTCAGCACCGATATCCCGGCCGGTACGTCATTCCTGTCGCCGCGCGGCTGGATGAGCGTTGGCGGCACTAGCAGCGTGATCGGCATTGCCCTGATGAATATGTGGATAGAAACGGACAAATAATCATGCCATCCCCAAGCGCAGGACAACTGAACCAACAAATCACCATCCAGCAACGCACACAGACCAAGGATGTTGAGGGCGGCATAGTGGATGCTTGGTCTGATTTTGCAGCGGACATCTGGGCAAAGAAAAACAACCTATCCGGCAATGAGCGTGGCGCTACCAACAAAGGCGGCCAAACTCTGGATGCTCGGACGGAATTCACAATTTATTACCTGGATGGCGTCACCAATGAGATGCGCATCGTGCACAACGGCAAGCATTACAACATCCGCCACGTCAACAATTTCATGGAAAACAACGAATATCTAATCATCACGTGTGATCTTGGAGGCAATCATGGCCGGTAATACCACAATCATAGGCATCGAAGGACTGCGTGAAAAATTCCTGGAATTGCGTCAGGACATGACGCTTAAGACTTCCCGGCGCATGGTGGCATCTGCCGGCAGCGTGTTGAGGAAGGAAGCTAGGGCGATTGCCCAATCGCACGGGCTTAAGAAATCCGGCGCGCTGATACGCAACATTGCCATCAAGCGAGAACGCAACGCCCCGCTCGGAACGGAACAATACAACCTTGGCGTTCGTCATGGCAGGCATCTCGGCAATGGCAAAAAGATTATCAAGTTCCTTGTGCAAAATAAATCAGGACGTATCGTCACCCGTCGCGAAAATGATCCGTTCTATTGGAGTTTTCTCGAATTCGATACCAAAAACCGCAATGCAACGCCATTTATACAGGCCGCTCTGGAGAACAAATCTTCAGAAGCCATTGCCGCAATGGAAGCCCGTCTAACCAAAGACCTGGCCAAAGCAAGCCAATAACCCATGACCATCGGAACCACCATCAACACCGCGATCACCGCAGTGTTGGCGAACGCCTGGGCGGTAGAACTGCCACCGGAGCCAGTTTTCCCCGCAATTGTATTCGAGATCGACAGCACGCCAGAAACCGGCTGGGTGCTCGGCGGTGGCTATACCCAGCATGTAGTCAGCGTGTACTCATTCGCGCACACCAAAACCGAGCTTGCCACGCTACGGCCATCGATACAAGCGGCGATGGAATTGATTGAAGGATTCATCACGGAAGAAGAGTCCGGCGATGCGCAATTCGAGGATCTTCCTGGCGTATATGCCTATTACCAAAATTTCAGAATCAGAACGACTACTTAAGGAGACGAAAGCATGGCATCGAAACTAATGCGAAACGTAGTTCTCGCAGTCAAAGAGGAAACCACCAACGGCACGGACTCGGTGCCTACATCACTGGCGAATTCGATACTTGCGAAAGTATCCGACGTCCAGCCGGTAGTCGCTGAATTCGTTGATCGCGACAACATCCGCCCGTACCTAGGATCAAATGGCAAAGTACAAGTATCCGTACATGCCGAACTGACCATAGAGTTCGAGTTGGCCGGCGCAGCAGCAGCCGGAACCGTTCCGGGTTGGGCTGCGATCCTGAAAGCGTGCGGATATGGCGAAACTGTTGTGGCCGTTACCAGCGTGACTTACAAACCGATTTCTGCGTCATTCAAATCCGTGTCTATTTATTACTGGCTCGACGGATTGCTGCATAAAATGATCGGCTGCATGGGCACGGCAACCATCACACTGAACGCCCGTGGAATCCCAATGGTCAGCGTAAAACTGACCGGATTCTACTCGTCAACCACTGACGTCACCTTGCCGAGTGACTCTGTTTACACCGCATTCCAAGCCCCTCAGGCCGTCAACAAAGTCAACACCACCGCGTTCACGCTGCACGGCATCAGCACAGCATTTGACGAATTCTCAGTCGACCTGGGCAACAACGTCGTCTACCGCAACATGCCGACATTGGAAGAGGTGCTGATCACCGACCGCAAAGTGTCCGGCAGCATCTCGATCCCAATGACATCGATCGCAACCAAAGCCTGGCACGATACCGTGCGCGATGGCACGTTGGCCGCGTTGTCGATGACCCACGGCAGCGGCGCAGGGAAAATCATCACCGTCAGCGCCCCGAAAGTGCAATTGATCAGTCCTCAGTACCAGGACAAGGACGGCGTCGTTCATCTGCAATTGGGCCTGGATTTCCAACCGAATGCAGGCAACGACGAAATACAAATCGCAATTACATAATCAATAAAACAAAAGAGGCAGGAAATGGCTTTCAAACTAGCAAAAAACCCCACATTCTGCGCGAATGTCGACGTACTGACGCCAAACGACAAATGCGGACATGACAAATCATCGTTTGTCGTTTCATTCCATCGGAAGAAAACATCCGAACTCGACAGACTGCGCGGCATGCAACAAGCAGATGTGCTGCGTGAAGTGGTTGCCGGGTGGAAGGAACTGGTTGACGAAAATGGTCAGGAAGTGGTCTTTAGCAATGAAAACCTTGAAGCGTTGCTGGAAATCCCAGAAGCCGTGTACGCAATGTCAATGACCTTCTGGCAATCCATCATCAAGGCCAAGGAAAAAAACTGATAGAGGTCGCCCGCCATTGGGCTGGCGACAACAAATCGGCAAATAGCCTGGCCATTGACCATGATGTCATCGATGGCCTGAAGGCTGCCAATGCGCCGCAAGAGGTTATCGACCAGGCGCTGAGCAGCATGACCGGGAATGATCGGCAGGAAGACTGCGAAGTGTGGCCGGAAAACTGGGCATCTGTCGTGTTCTTCCTGTCAATCGGAACCCAGTGGAACATATCCCCGGAAGGCAGAGCCATCGGGCTGAATTATTCAGCCATCGAATCGGCCATGAACATGCAAAACATCCGAAAAATACGCAGGCCATCGTTACTAAACGACGTCAGATTGATGGAAGAAACAGCGCTCAACATATTCAGAGAGAGACAATAATGTCAGCACTCGGATCTCTAGTTGTCAAATTGGCACTAAATCATGCGGAATACACGCAAGGTTTGGACAGGACCAGCCAGGAAGCGCTCAAGTTCGCAAAGGATACTCAGAGCACGTTCGATTCTGCCGGTCAGGGCGCCAAAGAATTCATGGCCAATGTAGCCGCCGGAGCGGCCGGGGCGGTAGCGTCTTTCTTCGGAATAGAAGCGGCCATTTCAAAAGTGAAGCAATCGATTGATACGCTAGCGAGCCTGGATGACGCTGCGCAGAAGACCGGATCGAGCGTTGAAGATCTTTCGCGTATTCAAAAGACCGCAAAAAACTTCGGTGACGATTTCGATCTTATCGAAAAAAGCATTACCAAACTTACCAAGGGACTGGCTACATTTGACGATGGCGGCAACGAGACCATGCGCGCCCTTGATGCCATCGGGGTATCTGCAAGAGATAGCAATGGCGAGCTGAGGACATCTGCTGAAATATACATCGATGTTGCAAGGTCCCTGCAGAATTATAAAGACGGCGCAGAAAAGACAGCAGTAGCCAATGCACTATTCGGAAAAACCGGAGCAGAACTGTTGCCGGTAATGAATAACCTGGCAAAAGGCATTGATGATGTCACCGGAGCGTCCGCTCAGTCAACGGCGCAAGCGGACGAGTTCAATGACGCATTGGCCAAATCAAAGGCAGCTGTTGATAGCATCTTCAGTCGTCTCGCGGTTGATCTGCTGCCGACCCTGCTTAACATCTCCAACGCGGTTAATGTGTCTTCCCAATCACTCGGCGGTTTCGGCTCGGTCAGTTCAGTAGTTGGTTCCATTTTGAAAGGCCTGGTGATCGCTGGCAGGGCGACGGTAGACGTGTTCGCGGACGTTGGCCGCGAGATTGGCGGACGTGCGGCGCAATTGGTGGCGCTTGCCAATCTTGATTTCAAAGGCGCAGCCAATATTGGCGATGAATTGACCAGGGATTTCATCAAATCCCGTGCCGATTTCAGCCAGTTTGTCGATACCGTTTTGAATGGTGACAAACAGATATCCGCACAGGTAGAGGATGGCGGCATCAAAAAGACCATCGATTTTTCCCTGAACATGCCAAAGGCACAGGATGCTGCAACCGCATCCATCAAAAAGACCATCGACGCCTCCCAGCAATTCATGGAAAGATTGCAGCAAGAGGCCGCGCAAGTAGGCAAAACAACTCTGGAAATCCGCAAGATGGAGGCCGCCAAACTGGGCCTATCCAAACAGGCAGATCCGCTCATCGACAAAATCGATCAGGAAACCAGGGCAGAGAAAGAACTGCAGGAACAGCTTGCGCGCGTCAAGTCAATTACTGATTCGGTGGCAACCGAGCAGGAAATCTACAATGCCAAACTGGCCGAACTGGAAACCCTAAAACCTCACCTCGGCTTGGAGACTTATGAGCGGGCACTGAAAAGACTGAAAGGGGAAACCACCGGAACGGTTGCCGTTATCCGGACAACCACCGACGAAATCAGCCAATTGCTGGTGCAAGCCGGCCGCAATATTCAATCGATCTTATCCAATAGTATTTTCGATTTTTTCAGCGATGGGTTAGATGGCATGTGGCGCAACGCCAAGTCGGCCATTGGCCGCATCCTGTCCGAATTTACCGCACTCAAACTGGCCCATGGTATTGGATTGTCAAGCATGTTCGCTATTCCCGGCTCGGCGATGGCATCCGGAGGTACGGGTGGAACTGGGCTTGGTGCCAACAGTTTTGATATTGCATCCCTTGGGGTGAATGCGACATCGCTCGTTAAGGGCGGCTTTGGATTAAATGGCCTGGTAGGTGGCGGAATGTCCGCCATCGGTGGCAGTGGTTTGCTCGGTTCGTTTGGCGCGGGCATGTCTGGCGGATCTGCTGCGGCATCGTTTATCGCCGCTGAGAGCGCGACTGCTGGCGCCGGGTTGGCTGCTGGCATGGGGTCTGCCTTCGCTGCGGCTGCTGGTCCACTGATGATTGCCGCTGCTGCAACGGCCGGACTGAAGGCATTGGCTGGTGATAAGAGATTGGGTGGCGGTTTTGGTAACGTAATGAATACCATAGGGGATCTTCCAATCATTGGTGATTTGATGCCTGTAATCCCTTTGGTTAATGCTTTGTTCGGTCGCGGACCGCTCAAGCAAAAAGGAACGACTTTATCTGGATCTGTCGGTGCAGAAGGATTCACTAGCGGATCTCTGCAAACTGATTTTGTGGCTAAAGGCGGTCTTTTCCGCAGCGACAAGAACGACTTCGCCCGTGTTGATGCAGTCACCGGTGCGGTGTCTACTGATAACGAAAAACTACAGAGCTTTGCCGATCAACTGGCCAAATCTTCGAAAGAAATAATCGGACTAATCAACGACACGACCACGCAAGTTTCAACAAGCCTGCGCATGGTTGGGCGTGATCTTGGCCTGAGCGTGGACAGCATTGATGCATTCAGTCGATCAATAGAGCTGGTGTCCGAAAAAGGCAAGCTACTAACCGAAGAGCAGATAGCCAACGAGATATCGGCAATCACCGACGAACTGGCGCGCGGATTGATTCCGGAAGTGGACAGCCTGTCCAAGCGTGGAGAGAGCGCCATCCAAACAGTTAATAGGTTGGGGATAGAGTTCAATGCCATCGTTGATAGCGCGGTCGTTATCCTCGATAGAACGATTGCAGAGTCCAAAAAACTCGTGCAATCAATATCATTCGAAGATCGGACGGAATTCGTAGATGCAGCCGGTGGCGTCGATGCGCTGAGTCAGAAAGTGTCTTTCTTCGCGCAGAACTTCCTTACCGAAGCGCAACGCCTGGCACCCGCGCAAGAAAGAGTGACAGAAGAACTTAACAAATTAGGACTGTCATCAACTTTAACGCGCGATCAGTTCCGCGACCTAGTGCAATCTTATGGACAAGTAAACGGCATTACTGAAGATACGCTGCAAGCACTGCTCAACCTGGCGCCTGCATTCGTCTCGGTCACCAAGGCCGCAGAAGACGCCACCGAAACGGCGAAACAACAAGCGAGCGTGGCATTGAATGATGCTTTCTCAGTGCTGCAAAAATCAGTAGACGCTGAGCGCCAAAAGATAACCGATAATTACAACGATGCGCTGAAAGCCGTTAACGAGCGCATCCAGAGCGTTTCCGATTCCATTGGGAAGCTTAAAACGTTATCCGATGCGCTGAAATCAACCGTCGACGCATTGCGTCCGATGAGCCGCCAACAGGCAAAAGATCAGATCCAGCAAGCCATAGATGCAGCCAGATCAGGCAAGGCATTGCCGGACGCGAAAGATCTGCAACAAGCGCTTGGTGTGCTCGGTAACAAATCCACGTCTGGGTTTGCCAGCAGCTTTGAATTTGCACGCGAACAAGCCAAAACAGCAAACCTGATTGGCGAACTGGGTGGATTGACAGACTCGCAATTGACTGTGGAAGAACGCAGCTTGGACGCATTGGAAGCCCAGCGTGACCGGCTTGACCAGGGTTTCAGGGACGAAATTGAACGCCTGGACACACTGCTTGAACAAGGCAAAGCGCAAATCGATTCAATCAACGGCCTGAATACGTCGGTGGTGTCGCTGATTGACGCACTCGGACAGCTTAACCTAAGGCTGCTGCAGGGCGGTGGCTCTGGCGTGATCGACCCAACAACCGGTGGCGCGCCAGTTGGCGGAACGAATGAAGAACGCGGTCAATTGATCAATCAGTTTATCAATGCGCCCGGCAGAACCCCAGAGGAAGTATATGCGGCATCGGTCAAGTACGACGTAACTGCCGAAGAACTGGACTCGCAGAGCAAATACACGCTCAAAGAAATCAACGACTGGATCGACTCGAAAGGACTCAAGCGCTTGTCAGGTGTACCTGGTTTCGCGTTAGGTGGGATGCATCGCGGCGGCTTGCGCATTGTCGGTGAGCGTGGACCGGAATTAGAGAGTACAGGGCCAAGCCGCATTACTAGCAATAATGACCTTAAAAACATAGTCAATAATGACGGTGTTGTGAAAGCCATCTCAGAACTGCAAGCAGAGATCAGCGAAGTCAAAACTTCCAACGATAAAGTCAGAAAAATTCTCGATTCTGTCACTCAAGGCGGAACCTATCTCAGAGTCAAAAACATCGTATGAGAGCATTTATACCGATTGACGTCACCGACACTATGTTGGTGAGCAGCTCTATTGCCGAGCCGTATGCTTCAGAGCCACTCTACAATCCAGGAACCACTTACGCTGAAGGCGCATTGGTCAGCGTAGTCGCGGCGAACAGTCATTTAGTCTTTGAGTCGCTGGTCGGATCTAACCTCAATCACAGCCCGGCAACTTCCCCGGCGCATTGGATCCAAAAGAGCTACACAAACCGGTTTAGGATGTTCGAGTGGAACCAGGGCGATCCCAGTATCGCAGCATCTCCGCTGACTGTCGTATTGCGCCCCGGTAAACGTATCGATGCAATATTTCTGGACGGCCTAAAAGCAACAACTTTAGAAATTGTTGTTACCAACGGTCCTGGTGGTGATGTTGTATTTACGCTAGATGCTCACTTGCAAGTGAGAACGGTTGCATCATTTTCTGAGTTTTATTTCACCCCATTTTTATATCAACAAAAGCTTGTTACGTTTGATGTGCCTATGGTGCCTGACCCTGTGATTACGATCACCCTGTCTGACCCATCTGGCACCGTCGAAGTTGGTCGCATAGCTTGCGGGTTATCAATTTATCACGGAGATATCAAATGGAATCCAGTATCAGACCTTGAAAACTATTCGGAAATTGTTTGGGATGATTTTGGCAAGGCCACGTTAACACCAGTCCCAAGCATCCCAATGACAGAACAGAAAGTAATCGTTGATATTGGGAGGGTGAATGTTGTCCGTCAGTTCAGAGATTCTGCAAACGCAAAGGCGGTTGTTTGGTCTGGCCTGGACGATGTTGATTACGGATATACAGAGTCATTAATCCTATTCGGGGTTTATCGAAGTTTTCGGATAGATATCACAAACCCAAGTTATTCAGAAGTTACATTATCACTCAAAGGTATCTAAAACATGGTCACTCAAGTACCGACGTTCCCTGCCCCGCTTCCAGATCCATACAACCAAACGTCAGAAGAGTTTGAGCTATCCGTCGTTGATTTTAATAAAAACTTAAATCCATACGGCGCCGCCCTTAATGAAATCGCAATAGAAGTCCAGGAACTGGCAGCGAAGGCGGAAGCAGCCGCCGGAGCGCTAGCAAATGCCGTGTGGGTTTCTGGTACCACATATGCGATCGGCGACGTCAGATACAGCCCGGTGGATTTCCTCGTTTACAGACGCAAGACGGTCGGAGCAGGCACTACAGATCCGAGTTTGGACGCGACGAACTGGGCACTGCAAACCAAGACCGGCGCGGGTGGATCGGACACAACCAGCAGCGCGGTTGATATTACATTGACATCTACCAGTGGTCGATTGCAAGTCATATCCATGACCGCACCGGCCAAGAAAGTCACGTTACCTGCTGCTGGCACGCTGAATAAAGGATCATCCATATTCGTAATCAAGAACTCAGGCACGTATCGTTTCGCCGCGCATAAGAACGGCGGCGCCTTCCTTTGCTTCGCGCAGCCCGGTCAAGTGGTTGCTTTGCATTGCTCAGACATTAGTACCGGAGCGGGCATCTGGCACGTTGGCGGTGATGCAATCGAGCAGATTAATGATAGTAACAATGCAGAGACTCTGAACGGCGTTGATTCCCGTCTGATTTCGGTAGCCATGCTGTCGTCTACAAAGGCGATTTGCGCTTTCAGGAATAATTCAACCACATTCTTAAATGCCGTTGTGCTTAATTTTGGCTCGGCATCTGGCGCGCCGTCGGCCATTAATGCAGAGGCATCAGAATTTATCAGCATCGCAGCGCAAAGCAGCTCACAAGCGACCGTCGTTTATAAAACATCGACCGGTGTAACTAAGGGCTACGTATTGGATATTTCCGGCAACACTATAACGCCCGGCACGGTAGCAACCATAGATGCACTAACAGCCTCGACCGGGACAGGCATAGCAGCATTGTCAGCAACAAAATTGTTGTGTGTGTACGGGGCGTCAGGGGCAAAAGAGCGTGTACTTGACATTTCCGCAAGCGTTATCACGGCAAGCGCAGCCGCCACGGCGTCGGCTACTTTAATGATTGGTGACCCACTTTATCTTGTCAAGAAAATTACCACCACAAAGGCATTGGTTGCCGGGTTTGTCAACGCCGCCAATGCATCTATTTTATTAGCATTGCAATCGATAAGCGGATCAACCCCAGCGCAAACAGGCAGCTCTCTAACCGTTACCGCGCCAGGGGCAATCGTTAAAAGACAATTCGGGCTGCTGGTCATGAGCTCGTCTAGAGCATTGCTTGCGCAGCCTATTGATCAGGCTTATGGAGACATCATGCTGTCAATCATCGACATATCGGGCACGACTCCTGTCTTAGTGATCAATAAAATTATTATCGTAGGACTGAGCGGCGCAGCTCATGTCAGTGCAGCAAAACTTGATAGTAATAATGCGTACATCACATGGACCGGTGGAGCGAGCGGTGGCATTGATTCTATGGTAGTAACAGTTACAAATGACGACAGGATCGTTCTTGGTCATCTGTCTGAACGCGTTGACGCGGGCGTGACATCAGCCGCTGGTTATCTGGACTGTGACGCGCTGGATAGTACTCACGTAATGCAACTTCATCGCAACAACCTCTCATACCTTTCTGCAAAAACAGTCGAAATATCTCTGTAGTAAAAAATCATCAATTAAAATAAGGATATGCTAAATGGCATTGATAACTAATGTACTTAAAAAAGTACGTGAGAGTGGATTCGTTCGTTTTGTTGGCGGTAAATTTCTGGATAAAGACGATAATGAAATAGTTGTTACCTCGGAATCAACGCCACCGCCCACAGTGGTTTCTGGAAATAACAATGCTTGGGCACTTGGATTTAAGAGCGCGATCACGCCGGAAGCGCCTGGAGATGGTTATTTTCGTCTTAGCGACACGATCCCAGGTGATGTTGGGTTGATGTGGGTGTCAGACACAGATGCGAATAGCGTGAGCCTAGCCGCCCGACGTGGATTGATCAGGCCGGGAGACAATCTTTATGTGATCTCTAAAACCAATCCGAGCACAATTTTAAGCATTTGGAGCGTAACTGCCGCAGCGGTGGCGAAGTCTCTTTACGCCGAGATACCTGTCAGCTTCGTTGCCGGAACCGGCTTGCCAGGATCTCTAGAGCCATGTGAAATTATTCACGTTCCCGGCGGGTCTACCGCTCTGACTGAGGCAATTATGCTTACGGCGATGCCTGGTGTTGCTAGGTTCTCGTTCGGTGGTGTAGGTGGCGCGATTGATGGCTTCTTCACCGCCGCCGGTGAGTTTGTTTCTTTCATTAACCCTACTTACGCATTTGCATCTCTGCCGACTATTACATCAGCAAATGACGGTTCTGTCGTCAGGATAGATCCGGCGTCTTTCGGTGGAGGAAGTTCGCGGGTTAATAAGAATATCCAAGCAGTGGCTAATTTAACAGACAACGTTTGGGACCCTGCTGGGGGGCGTCAACTGCTCTATTCTGCGTACGGATCCGCTGCCGCGCCGCTGTCAAGCATGGCGGCAATTATTGGTCATGCGATCACTCAATTTGACCTGGGGGTGAATGGAAATTTCTCTATGCCGGCCAATTTCTTAAAGCTTGGCCGTGGCATTAACGTCATCGCGAGGGCTGGTAAAACAGGAACCAGTGCGGGCACGACTCCGATAGCAACCAGATTTGGCAAAAACAACACGACATCTGATCAGTTGATCTCAAGCGTCACCCTGACAAACACAAGTTTGCAACAATGCAACCTTAATTCTGTCGCGCGCGTGACTGCAGTTGGTGCAGGTACAAGCGTATTTACTGCTGATTCGCTAGGCGCTAACGGGCAGGGCACAAACAGCATTGGCGACAGATCAACGTCATTCGACAGCACGCTGGTAAATTACGTATCAGTGACAGCCGATCCGTCTAACGATACCGACACGCACGCGCTTTATAGCCTGGAAATTTGGTGGGTGAAATAATATGCATATTATCAGCCCATATAGTTCCGGATTAAAGTTGGCTGTTGCTGCACCGTCATCTGCGTCGACTGGGGTCATTATGTCGCAGGGGGTTCACGCAAAGATAGAGTCTTGGCAGCTAGATGCACCTTCAGAGATGACGGATATTGGCACGGAACTATCAACCAAGACTTGGTTAAGGGGCGCAATGTTTCCAGTGTATTGGTACGATCACGAATTGTCGCCCGGTGTATTTAATAAAACAAAGATGCAAGCGCATTACGACTTTTGCGCGTCGCGTGGGAAGATGTGTACTTTCCTCATTACTTTCACTCGAAAATTCGAGGTTGATCTTTTTTCGCAAGGGAACCCGCCGCTGCCAGCAGACCTGTTGACTACCAGCGGTACGTACTCTGATGGGTCGACAAAATACACAAACATGTGGGCTTTCCAAGGCAGGGATGCAGATCAGGGCGGGATCTTTGTAACAAAAGGATATAACGCCAACCTCCTTGACGCCACATTGCGCACGCGCATGTTGGCGTTCCTGCAGTATGTTGCAGACAATTTTGACGGACTTCCCTATTTTGCCGGCGTAATGATACCCGAATCAGCATCAGGAACTCCGCTCGACGGCTATGTCGGGGGCAACAGCTCTGACGCGCATTTTGCAGGTTTGCTCCAGTTAATTATAGGTGCCAAACAGAAATTCAAGAAATCGCAATTTGTTCCTGACATCAACGCGACAACCGCATTTATAAATGCTTCCTATGCGGTTCCCGCCGGTCATGCTCTGACTTACAGGCTGCCTTGGAGTTCATCAAATATGTTCACAATTGCCACAGGAAACGTGGCTCTTGTGCAATCAAAAATACCTGATCTTAAAAACAAGATATTTATTATGTCTCAAATACAAAGACATGACTTTGACAGCCTGGACGGGTCAATACCTGGTACGACAGCGCCGACAAAAGAATATCTTTACTTGCGAGCCAGAAATACGCATGAAGCCACGCACTTGTATGTGCAAAGAACAGTTCCAAGCGTGGCGCCATTTCATTGGGACGGTTTTGTGAGCTACATGGACGGAAGCCCTTACGCATCAGATCCCTACGGCGGTCTTAAAACAACGCTACCGGACATTATTATTTAAATCGGCGTGACAAATATCACAGACAGATAACAAGGAGATCAGTCAACATGGGGTGGCCAAAGATAAAATTCGAGGAAAGCGAGATGACCACTAAGATGAATGATGTTCACAGAAGGCTGGATGACTTAGAAGAGCATAAATTGGTCTGCAACAGTAAGCATGACAAGTGCGAGGATAGTCAGCATGATAATCATGATTATCGTCGTAAAACTGACAGCAAGCTGGATGGAATTTATGTCGTGGCTACTGAGATGCTAACTATCATGAAAAGTTATAAAGAATATGAGCCGTCAATGCGCAGGACTCAAAATAATTTTATCACGCTTGACACATTAAAAGCGTGGGGGGTTTGGATTGCGGCTATTGCCGGGGCGTTCACTGCTGTTTTCGGTGTGTTTTCAGCGTTTATGTACTTGAGAGGACTACTGTAATGCAAGCCTGGCTGGTAAAAATCGCTCTGCAATACGGATCAAAACTGCTGATTGCCGCTCTCGCGCTGGCCGTGATCACAGCAACCTATTTTTCATGGAAACATGACATCCAGAAAGCAGAGCATGACAGAGTGGTTGCGGAATTTGAGAAACGCGATGCCGAGAATGACCGCAAATACTCAGCTTTGCTGCTGAAAAAGCGCAAGGAAATAGCAAGAATAAAGCGGAGAAATTACGACAAATATATAGGAGCGATTGGAGCATATGCGGAATACGGCAAAAACCTTGATAGTCAGCTTGCTGCTACTGTCAATAAGCGCGTGCGCAACCCCACAGCCACGGCAAATTGTAGTGGAAACGCCGTGCCCGGAGAAACAGGTAATTCCACGGGAGCTGGTAGACCAAGCGAGGAAGATGTACAAGAAATAGAAATGCTGAAAAGCATCAAAGCATGCGAAATTTTGATTGAGGATTTCCTGATTCCTAATGCGGTGATTAAATGATTGATTACTCGAAACCTACAAGACATCATAGTGATGAAAGACTATCCAGATCTGCTTGATTTCGTCGGCGACCTGTCATCTGACACTATTGATGCGCTCAATGACATCGATGTTAAGTTGATAAAGTGGTATGTTCGCAGCGATGGTTGCACGAAAGTAATTGATTTCTTTATACGTGCATGCATCATTCACGATTTCTTCTACCGCACTCACCATAATTTCAGAGGCGAAATGATCACCAGGGCGCAAGCTGATGCGTGGTTCCGTGACGAGATCATTAGACTCTCCAGGCTTAGGCTACCAGGCAGGATTAGAGTGTGGCATCTTATCAGCCCGGTCATCTGGTGGCAGTATGTCTGCCCACTGGCTTGGTGGCGTTGGTGTGGTGTAAGATTGTTGGCAGAGCCTGCCTGGGTGGGTAGGTCGTCGTATCATGCCTAAGTGTTGTTAACCGTGTTGTTATTATCAACACATTTATGACTATTTTAAAGATTTTTTGCCATGTCTTCTGCGCTCAGGTTGAAGTAGATTTGTAGTTGACGCAGATCTTTATGCCCGACCATCCGTGCAAGACTAAGCACATCCAGTTTTTTTGAAAGCCTGGTGATGGCCAGGTGCCTAGTATCGTGGAAATGTAGATCATCTACCATCGCCCGTGATTTTGCTCTACGGAAATTTACGTCAATCTGTCTTGTAGTTAGTCCAAATATATTTTCAGTTTCGCGGCCCATCTGATTTATTATCCTGATTGCCTCAGTCGAGAGCGGCACATCTCGTTTCAGCCCGTTCTTGGTCTCGATCAATTTTGCCGTCCGCTTATCAATATCAACTTTATCCCATGTCAATCCGGCGATTTCTCCGGCTCTCATCGCAGTTTCAATAGCAAATAACATCACAGCGCCCACTCTGGCTGATATGCTCACTGGCCGCGTATCGTAGTCGTATCCAAGCGACAGAAGCAGTTTCTCGATCTCTATGTCAGAGATCAATCGATCCCTGGGCAATGGCTCCGGTGGTCTCCGGATACCGGACAACGGATTGACTTTAAGCCATCCCCAATCTCTGATGGCCGTATTGAGCGCGTGGGACAAGATATTGATCTCCCTTAATACACTGCCAGCCGATACGCTTAGTAATCTCCGGTCGCGCCAGTCTGAGAAATGGTTTGCTGACAGATCGCACAGCATAACCGTAGATATCGGATCGCGCAGAAAAGCGTTTATTCTGTGTATTTCCCACTCTGACCCACGTTTCGTTGGGGAAACTTTGTCGGCATATCTCTGCAACAATTCGCCGAAAGTTTTGTTTGGAATATCTCCACGCTTCCCCGATAAAATTTCTTGTTCAATGCTGGCAGCCCAGAACGTAGCTTCAGATTTTGTATTGAAAGTTTTTGATTGCCGAATGCCTTTGCGACATACTGCAGCTTCCCATCCGTTCCCTTTTTTTCTGAACGTTGCCATTCCGTAATCCGTTCCGTATTTAATCCGTAAATCAATACGGAAAAATACTGTAAAACATTAGGGAATATTTAAAACAGACTTGCTTTTGATTGACTAAGAATGGCTCTGTTACTGGTTTTGATGGGGAATATTGTAAGATATTAGGTTATGCTTTTTTTCTCAGTGGTGCCCGGGGCCGGAATCCTATCATCAATACCCATGCGCTTCTTGGTTACTTGTTCCGTAAAATTTCCGTTACCCTTTGCTTTTTCTCTTCACTTCTTGCTGTCTCCAGTGGTCCAGGGCCCAATCAACCACATCCTGACCTATCCACTTTCTGTGCCCGATTTTAGCAGATTGCGGGAATCCTGGCTTGGATGCGATGTACTGCGCGAAATATTCTGGCGTCACGTCGAAGTACTCTGAGCATCTTTTGATGCTCCAGATTTGCTTGTCGAGTGGTATCGGCTGTTTATCAAGTTTGCTGGATAGTTCTAGCAGCGTGGTAATCAGTATGTTTTCTGTTTGTTCTTGCATTTTATAGTGTCTTGGTTATTACTTATCGGGTGAATCTTGCTTCCAGTGGTCGGATGGATAAAACACATGCGAAGATTCGTTATTGTGAGTCGTATCAATGGACTTCCACTCTGACAATTCTTTGCATTCATTTTGAATCAGATCATCAATAAGAAACGCTTCGCTGATCATGTGCATATTTGCGAAGCGTGACCTAATCTCGATGAGTCTTTCTTCAGTTATCCCGCGCATTTTTCTCCGTCGTTATTTGTCATCGAGGCTTATGAATAAATATTAATCTTGGCTGTACTACCCATTTTATGCACATATCCCGCCGGTTCTTTCCCACTCCCGTCCAGGTTTGTTTTATTTTCCAATTGGTTAACTTGTTGGCTTTCTGTCAGAAATCTCGTGGCAATTTGTCCGCCGGTGACGCGCACGGCTTCGATCTCGACTTTCGCCGAGTTGATAATGACTTGTGCCGTCTCTGAGATTGCTTTGGCTGTTTCTACGTCGATACGGTTACTTTTTAAATCCTCGAGCGTATCGAATAAGATTGAGCGCAATCTTGCCACATCATTTACTTTTGGTATTGTGTCGCTCATTGATCCTCCTGTTGATGGTTGCTTTTATCCTGATGACTTCTTTAAGATCCTCTGGCAAATTGTGTACGCTATTGCGTAGCATGAGTTCTTTTCTGCTGATCAGCGACAGGTTGTTGATGTCATAACAATTCAGCTTGTTGCCGTCGTTGAATACAACTGCCGTTCCTGCCGGCGGGTATTCTCCGTAGTGCTTCTTCCATGTCTCGCGGTGTACAAGTTCCCATTTGTGATTTTCGTCACTTATTTTCACCTGCAGGTATCCGTCTTTGGTTAGGCGCGTGGTACCAACGGTGGTTGTGTTGTGCGGCAACGATCCTTTGCTGAACCATCCTGCATTGTTTTCCATGTTGAGCCTGATGCCCTTGTTCCAGGGCGTTGCACCCTTGCGAATCTTGCCATCTTTTAAGATATTGTATTTTTCTCGATAAGCCGCGCTTTTGTACACGCCCATCGATTTGGCTTTTATGCCGATTTGCTTGGTGTTAAATGCTTCATTGAGCAGATCAATCATCTGTGCTGGCGTGGAATCCGGATAATGATCACGTATTATTTGCTCTTGATCTGGTGTCCAGTATTGTCGCTTTTTAGTGTGCTTTGGCATGTCAGTATCTGTCAAAACTGGATATCATCATCCATATCATCGAAACCGCTACTTTGTGTCGCGCCCGCGCTAGCTGTGGTTGGGGTAGATTGGTTAGATTGCTGTTGATCATCGCTGTTGTAATGTTCCCCTGGCGTTCCATACCAACCCTCGCCATCTCCGCAGCAATCGCACACAGAAACATCGGTATCTGGATTGTGCCCAATCCATGAAGGTACCATCCCAACAAGATCGTCATCCAGTTTTGATAACTCATCTTCAGGAATTTGGTGCAGATTGATAAATCCT